AACAAAGTTCCAAATAGCATCGCATTTGGCGCATTAATCGTTATCCAATTGGTTTGATTATCATTGGATAGCGGTGCTAATCGTTCGTAATACAATACTTCAAATGTATAGTTCTGGTCTGGTGTTGGGGCAACAATCCAATTATCATAGTTGTAATCGGCATAATATAGGGGTGTGCCTGTAGTTGTAGAACTTGGACTATATTGCCTTAAATATTCATATTTACGCAAGAAAACTGGTTGTATTTGCCCATTATTGGTTAAATTCATACTAACCGTTTTACGCCAACGTGCGGGCTTTGGAATTACAGGGTTAGATGCGGTCATCGTAGATTCAGCTACCTGCATTTGCCCTAGTGTTTTAATTTGTTGGGCAATTTCAAATTCCGCCAACATAATGAATTCAGGTATTTGATTTGTTACAGCGCTATCATTGCGTTCAAGGTATTGCTGAACGTCTAAAATCAGCGAATTATAGGTCATCGCCGATGCGTTGGTATTAGATGGGGTAGTTTGAGCTGCCATAATTTATCCTTAAATATGCCAACCGTTTATCCCAAACGATTTTCGTTATTTTAAACCTTTTTTGCTTATGCAAGCATACTTTCTGCACTTGTTTTTACTTCTGCTACACGATTTAACCAACCTTTGCCAAAAGTTTCAAACGTAGGAAATGATTTATAAAAGTTTTGTTTTTCTACACTAAAGTTTTCCAATATAGAACGTGGATTTGTTTTATTAATGGCTTCTATTGTTCCGTTTCCAATAATCCCATCGGCAACCACGCCAACAGCTTCTTGAATTAACTTAGCAGCTCGACCAACACCCATATTAACTGAAGCATCAAAAACTGCATAATCAATACCAGCTGGTAAATCATCACAACGGCACTTATCCCAATAGTTTTGTTTATAAAGATTGTACACATCAACATCTGGAATAGCCTTTAATTCATCTTTTGTAATATGCGGATTACGTTTCCACGCACGATATACTTCTAGGGTAATACCTTTCATCGTAGCACCACCTGGGTCGCTTGGATTATCCGACCACCCGCCTTCGCTTTTTAATACATTTTGCAATGATGTAAAATAATTATCTTTCATGTTGTAGGTGTACTTTGATGTAATAGTTCATCTTTCTTTTGACTACCCGCCGATGAACCAAAGTAAAAAGAAATAATACCAACCCACGCCGTAGATAATGAACCAAGCATAATCATTAATTCATCAGACTTTGTTGCATAGCCCATCATCAAAGCAAATAAAATTCCAAAAAATCCAGCTGTAATTAAAATGGAAAGTAATGGTGGAATCCATGAATGCGTTGCTGTTTGCATATCCCTTGCGGATTTACGGTCATCTACCGCAAGTTTTTCAAAATCTAAACCTAATTCTTGAGCCCTTGCTTGCAATTGAACTTCGGCTTGTTTAAGGTTCGCTAATTGTTCTGCTGTTAATTTACCAGATTCAATCGTTGATTGAACATCTTTTTCATCAATACCAAGCGCTTTAGATACTGCAGTAACCGCCAGCCCCGCTAGTGGTCCACCTAATGCCGTAGCTATACTTGGTGCTATTTGTGCTAACCAATCCATATCAATCCTTTAACAAAATAATTAACATCATACAAACAAGTGCAAATATCGTCCACCATTTGAATATATTATCATCCACGAACAATATCCTTTTTTGTTCTTTCTTCCGTAATCGTTCTTGTTATTACAAACCGTTTGGGTTTTGGTTTTAACAAGTGAATTTCATACCATAAATAAACAATATACGACCATAAAACTAATTCAATTAAAAATACACATAACCAATATTTTGCCCAATTCATACAAGCCTAAAATAAAACAGCAATGTTGTAATAATGAAAGCTACGAAAAAACACCAAAATTGTACACGCCTTACATCACTTAGCTTATGCCCATAATATTTTTTGTTTTCTTTATGTTCACGTTCTACAACAGCTTTTAATTCAACTACTTTAGCCCATTCTTTTGCGCCATACTTCTTTTTAAAATTAGCTTCTGCCTTATTTTCGGCATCAATTATTTCACGTTGCGTTTCATATTCATTTATTGCTTTAAATATGATTGAATTACTATAAGATTCTTCTTGCGAATCTTTAATTTTCTTGTTGTGTAGTTGCTCCTTTGCAACTTCTAAACCATCATGCTGTATATCTTCAATACTTTTTGTAAGGCTTTTTCCAGCTTGCCTTGCACTATTTAATCCTTCGCTTAAAGATTTTGCTCCTTCAGCAATTGGGTTAATATCAGGCATTTCATTTGATTAAATTCTTTACAAATTCAACCAAAAAATCTTTACCAAAGAAAACAGAAGCAATTACCGCATACAACAAATATTCAATACGTTCCATGCGTTTTGTACCTTTTTCAAAAGATTCCAAAATAGCGTTATACCGTTCTTCACAAACGGCTTCATGTACTGATAATCGCTTATCTGTATCGGCGATAATTGCATCCATATCCATTATTGCGCAGGAGCTTCAGGTGTAGAAGGTGTTGTTTCAACTGTAGGCGGTGCTACAACCGCAGGAGTTTCATCAACCTTTACACGGGTAATATCCCCGTGGTCAGTGTTGTATCCAAGTGCTGATTCAACTTGATGAACAATCTTTTCTGCAGTTTCTTCAATTTTCTTCAGTAAGTCCATAAACACTCCTTATTGGGTTGTTGTTGGTGGATTTGTATCTAATATTTCTTGCTGTACAGGAGTTGCGCCTTGCTCACCTGCTTGTTTTTGAATCTCATTAATTAATCCCGCAACTTCAACAAAAGGTCTAGAACCAAGATACTGAAGAATGCCGTTAATTAAATCAGTTGTTAATGAAAGTTTTTCCATTTTTTAATATCCTAAAAAATTGCCACCAAAAAGGGCTGATGGCTTACCCTAAAATTAAGACTGTACCCAAGGCACCCCTGATTCCTGTACTGGGTTCTTTAATAAATCAATTTGAGACTGTAAACTTGCTTCTGTTGTATCTTTTCCAATTGAAGTCTGCACCCATCCTACGCATATTGCTTCTGTTAAATCAGCGTAAGGAATATAAGTTTCACCTTCTACTTGTGTATAAGATGTTGTGCCGTATGTAGATGCTGTGTAAGTGCCATCTGTAGCCGTTACGGTGTAATGACAAACTATGACGAAATTATCACTTGTTAGTCTGTCCATTTGTACTACTTGCCATAAATATGTTGTCATTTAGATACCTACCTTTGCTTTGAGTTGTTCAATAATTGCTTGTTGTTCTTGTACTAATGCTACAAGATTTGCCATAACTTCAGATGATGATGGTTGAATTGATTGATAGATTGGATTGCCTTCAGCGTCTACTGCATCTTTTGTGCCATTGCCTGAATATTTAGCAACTTCCATAAATTCGTGAGCAATAAATCCAACACCTTTACCTGAACCATCATGCCAATCCCAAGTCTTAGGTTGTAAAGCCATAATAAACTCTGATGCACCTGTTAATGCTGTTGGATTGTTTTTAAGACGATAATCAGATGTAAGATTATATAAAACACCTGTTGTGCCGTTTTGGGTAATAGTTCCAATATCGCCATTGTTGTATCTAAATGCTAAATATGCTCCACCACTTGCTGAACCTGTAGCATGACCAATAGTTTCATAAGATGAACCTGAATTAAACAAAAGATTAAAGCCACCTGAAGTAACGTTGGTTGCTGTAGTACCTACTAATAAATTACCACTATTATCTAGTGTCATTGCTTGGGTAAAGGATATAGTTCCTGTACTAGATGGTGCTACATAAAATTGATGTTGTCCTGATATTTGACGATATTTAGAAGCATAATCAGAAGCTAAATAAATATCACTTGTTCCGTTGTAATAAAAATTTGCACCAAATTCAGCAAAGCCATAAGTTCCTGTACTTCCTTGTAATGATGCACCAACACCAGCTTGTATTGCTTTTCTTGAACTTCCCCAAGCACTAGGAATAACTCCAAGTCCTAGATTGCCTGATGAATCAATTCTTGCTACTTCACTTGCACTTGTTGAAAATCCTATAGTGTTAGCTGCTGGAAAATAAATTCCTGTTCCTGAACCACCTGCTCTAGCAAAAGCATTGTTAGATGTACTGCCATCACCAGCATAAAATACACCTGATGCTCTTATATTTCCTGCACCTGCATCACTTGTTGTTCCTACAGATAATCCACCAGCATTTGTTAAAGTCATTGCTTGGGTAAAGGTAGCTGTTGTACCTGCTGTTCCTGATGGTGCTGTGTACCATCTAAATTGACCCAAGTTATTCATTTGAAATTGGGTTGCGTAACTACTTATTCCATAAATATAGTTAGAGCCATTGTTATAAGCGTTATTAAAAAGGTCAACTTCACCAGATGCACCCGCTAAAGCACCACCTTTTGAACCTATTTCAACAACTTTAAAAGCAGATGTCCAAGCACTAGGAGTAACTCCAAGTCCTAGATTGCCTGATGAATCAAGACGCATCCGTTCTAAACTATTTGTATAAAATTGAATTGGATATGCACCTGTTTGGTAAACAATTGTTTCGCCTGTTCCAGATGTTCCAAAATAACTTCCACTTGTTGCATTTGTTGAATATAACCATGCAGGACTTGCTCCACTAGCATTAATTTGAAGTAATGTACTAGGACTACTTGTACCTATTCCTAGATAGCCTGAAGTATTAAGACGCATTGCTTCTGTTGATGAACTCGTATTAAAAATAATTGGAACAGAAGTTCCTGATGCACCACCTATTGTTAAACTTCCATTACTATCTAAATATTTAATTTGTTGTATTGTTGTGCCAACACCATTTTGAAAGTTAATTCCTTGAGAAGAACTACCATATACAAAGTTTAGGTTTCCACTTGATTTAAGGTTTAAATTAGTCCCATCAAATAAAAAATTAGCATTAGAACTAAAAGCACTTGTACCATTTCCATAAGGAATATATCCTGATGACAAGGAATTTAACCCAGTTCCCCCTGATGCTACACCAAGAGTACCTGCTAATGTAATCGCACCGCTTGTTGCAGTAGAAGGAGTTAATCCCGATAACGATGTTTGGAATGTAGTAACCGCAACACCGCTTAGTGTTGACCATTGTGGGGCTGTTCCGCTTGATGTTAAAATCTGTCCGCTAGTACCAATACCAAGTTTAGATAAGGCTGTACCTGACGCATAGTAAGGCAAGTCACCTGCTGTGTAGCTCGCCAACCCTGTTCCGCCATTGCTTGTTATCAATGTACCTGTAACGGTAATTGCACCTGTTGTTGCGGTGTTTGGTGTTAATCCTGTTGTGCCGAAGCTAATAGATGATACGTTGATATTGCCTGCTTTAGATGCCAATACTTGAACATTACCTGACGCATCTTTATAAAACAATTTTCCA